CAAGGCTCTACAAATGGTTCAGTAGCAGGTCTTGATCTCGTAGTAGATGCTAACTACACAGGCGATAACTCAAATGTTAAGTACGCGATGGTTTACCCATCTAACGCGATGCGCTTCCATGAAAGCGGAACTGTTCAAGTTCGCGCCAATATCGTAGCGAATGGCCAACTAGAAATCGGCGTAAGCGGATTCGTAGCGGTTGTAAACCGTTACCCAACTGCTTTCCGTGGTCTCTCAGTAGCGTAACTAAATAAATGTGAGGGGGGCGGTTGCTCCCGATCGTCCCCCTCACCCATTAGGGAAGGAATGAAATGCCTACAATTATTACCGCTTCTACTCTTCGCGGTGTGCTCGGTGTTGATTCTGCCCTGTATTCAGATGCAGTTTTAGATGATGTAATCGACACTGCGGAGACTGTAATTCTTCCAATGTTGGTTAAGTATTCTACTTCAGTAGAAAAGGCTTCCCGCGTAGATGGTGTCGCGACATATAAGACGACTAATCCGCATGAATTTACAGTAGGCCAGTCAGTAGTAATTTCTGGCGTAGCCTCTGGCTTTAACGCGACTAGCACGGTTACAGTAGTAGAAGAGGAATACTCTTTCTCAGTAACTAACGCAGGCGCAGACACTTTAGAATTTAATGTAATTCCTTCAGGCCTTGCAACCCTTTCAGGCGCTCAAACTTATGTAGGAAATGCCGCAGTAGAGTCTGCAGTGCTTTCCGTTTCAGTAGAAGTTTTCTCTAATCGTATTGCTGCAGGAAATCAGGTAGAAGGAGTAGATTTTGCTCCTGCTCCTTTCCGTTTAGGTCGCTCACTCTTTAACCGTGTATCGGGTCTTCTAGGCTCTTACATGGATGTAGATTCTATGGTCGGATAATGACTGCATCCTCAATTTATACAGATGTACGCGGAGCATTAGCCAACGCTTTAACTAGCGTAGCCGCGAATGTTTACCAGGAAGTCCCAGAATCGCCTATGGCTCCTTTTGCTGCGATCGTGCCGGACTCTCCATACATGGAATTAAATTTAATAAATAAATCTAGTTTAAAAGTTAAATTAAATTACACGCTATCGGTAGGAGTCGCCTGGCTCTCTAACGCTGGCTCTTTAAATAACTTAGAAAAACTAATACTACAGATTCTCGCAGTTATTCCTGCGGGGTGGGAAATTGGGGATGTCGAAAGACCCGCAGTAACCCAGGTTGGCGCTAGTTACCTGCTAGTGGCAGATATTCGCCTCTCTACTCAATACACACAAACAAACTAAGAAGGAGACTAAATGTCTACAGTAATCACAGGGCGCGACCTGGCTCTTACCATCGACTCAGATTCTTACGATGCGCAAGCCACTAGCGTTACATTAACTACAGATGTACAACGCGAGACATACCAGACACTAGACGGAAAAGTCCGAAAGACGATCGACTCTACAGGAACTCTGCAGGTAGAATTACTCGCAGACTGGGGAGCGGCTAACTCTCTATGCGAAGCGATGTGGGCTGCGGCTAACTCTGCTCCAGACACTGCTTTATCATTCTCATTAACTGCAGTAACAGGCGCTGTATTTACAGGAACCTGCTACCCTGTATTCCCTGTAGTGTCTGGAACTGCTCCAGATGCGCAGACAGTATCTCTAACTCTAGAGGTCGCTGCAGTTCCTACAGGTACATTTTCCTAATAACTAAAAGAAACGGGAGCACAAAATGAAACTACCTATCTCCATCGAATACACAAACGGCGAGCAGGCAACTTATACGGCTCAGCCGCCAGAGTGGGCTAAATGGGAAAAGGCTACAGGATCAACCATTAGTAAGGCTCAGGAATCTATCGGTATCTGGGATTTAATGTTTCTAGCGTATAACGCCCATAAGCGCGAAGCCGCAGGAAAGCCAGTTAAATCTTTCGAGATATGGATGGAAACCGTAGCCGAAGTTAATGTAATCAGTGAAGACCCAAAAGCCATAAGCCAGGAAGCATAAGCCGAATCCTGGTGCAGTTGGCGGTAATGACTGGGATTCCTATGTCTGAATGGCAGACTGCGGAAGACATTCTAACGGCTTATGAAGTACTAAAGGAGCGGGATAATGGCAGAGGCGATAGCCTACGATAAAGCGGAAATCCGTGCCATTACTCGCTCTTTTAAAGCCATGGATGAACAGGCGATAAACCAGGCTAAAACTGCTTCTAACGCTCTTGCTACTTATGTGGCAGATAAGATCAAGATAGCAGCACGCACCCGCCAGATTTCAGGTAAGGCTGCAGTAAGAATCGCCGACGGAGTAAGCATTTCTAAGACTTCTAAAATTGGCGAATTTTCTTATGGATTCGCTCGGCAGAAGTTTAGCGGTGGGGCAACTACGCAAGACCTATGGGCTGGCATGGAATTCGGCTCTAATCGTTATAAGCAGTTCCCTAAGCGTACGCCATCCGAGGGTAGAGGTAATAAAGGATATTTTATTTATCCAACCCTTAAAGCAGAGCAGCCAGAAATCTTAAAGCAGTGGGAAGAATCTTTTAGCAAGATAACGAAGGAATGGGATAAGAATGGCTAGTAATGGAAGTCGCACGCTTAAACTCTCCATCCTTGCAGATGTCGATAACCTTCTAAAGGGCTTTAATACCGCTAATAAAAAGACAGACGATTACACTACTAATCTCGCTAATTTTGCTAAGAAGGCAGTAGCAGCCTTCGCCCTGGTAGGTGGAGCGGCTACGGCTTTTGCTACCCAGGCAATTAAAAACGCTTTAGCAGATGAAGCAGCGCAGCGTAAACTAGAAGAGACTATCCGCGCTTCTACTAACGCCACTGCCGCACAAACCGCCGCAGTTTCTCAGTACATAGATAAAACTTCTATAGCGATCGGCGTTACAGACGACGAACTACGCCCTGCGCTATCTCGCCTTATTCGTTCGACTAATGATATTACAGAGGCTCAGGATTTATTAAACCTCGCTTTAGATATTACTGCGGCTACAGGAGCGCCTTTAGCGACAGTCTCTAACGCCCTAGGTAAAGCCTACGATGGTAACGCTGCTTCTTTAGGTCGCCTAGGTTTAGGCCTAGATGCCAACTTAATTAAGTCTAAAGATACAGATGCGATCTTTAAGCAACTTACTCAGACTTTCGGAAACTTCGCAGAGAATGAAGCAGAGACTACTTCTAAGAAGTTCGAGCGTCTTAAAATTGCGATGGACGAAGCGAAGGAGTCTATAGGCGCGGCTCTTCTTCCTTTAGTCGAGCGGCTGGCTACTTATCTTCTTACTACTTTTGTTCCTAATATGAACGCCTTTATTGCTGGAATGACTGGCTCTAAAATTGCTTTAGATCAGTCCACTAAAGGCGCTTATGAATGGGGCGAGCAGGCTAAGAAAGTTATAGAAACAGTAATACGCTTTAAAGATGAAATCGTGGCTTTAGGTGCAGTTATCGCTACCGTATTCGTAGTCTCTAAGATTTCTGCTTTTGTTAGTGGAACTATCGTACTTATTCAAAGTCTTATAAAGGCTTACAACGCTTTAAAGGCTTCTTCTATAGTTGCAGGAGTGGCTGCCGCTTTCGCTCTTAATCCTCTTCTAGGAGTTGGAGCAGTCGCGGTCGCTGCAGGAGTATTAGCAGCCGCTAACGCTTTAGCAGGTCAGGGCGACGGAGATACCGCCATCTCTGCAAGTGGTGGACTAAACCCTATTCAGTCAGGAACTTACCTTAGCGGGGCTTCTATACCTAAAGGCGGATACACTGGTAGCGCAATTACTGGAGGATTTAACGGTGGAGGAGGCTCTGGAGGTGGCGTAGGAGGTACTGGCCTTTCCACCAAGGGCGGTAATAACCTTATGGAATTCCTAAAGGACTTTACCGACATTAACAAAGAATTAGAAAGTCTTTCTACAGATGTATCCAGTGGAAAGATTTATCGTAAAGATGCTATTAAGAAATTAGACGAAATCTCTAACTTCTTCGATCGTAGAGCCTCAGAGTTCGAAACTTACCAAGGAGAGAATACTCCTTCTTCTATTTCTGCTTTAGGTTCTTTCCTAAGAATATGGTCTAGCTTATCCTCGAATTTACCCTCTCTTATATGCCGTTGTAATCTTCTATCGGCTTTATCGTACTGTTGTTTCACATTCCCCTCTCTATACTATGAATACTATCCCTTCTTCCTATAACATCTACATGGATAGGCCGCACCTTATGGCTGAGTAGGAACTTAACCCTACCTAGCATGTTGAATACTGATAAGCAGTAGATGGTGGGTTTATCTTTCATTTATTAAATCTCGTAATTCTAATATTGCTTTTGCTAGAATATAAAACTCTGGTTTATTAGAAAATGCAGCCATCCCCGCCTTTCGCA